AGCGAGGCTCTTGACAAGCTGCGCGACATCGAGGGCGTGAAGATTGACCCCAAGGGCGTCACCGTCACGGCCGAGACAAGCGAGGTTCTCGACAAGCTGCGCGACATCGAGGGCGTGAAGATTGAGCCAAAGAGCGTCACCGTCACGGCCGAGACAAGCGAGGCTCTTGACAAGCTGCGCGACATCGAGGGCGTGAAGATTGACCCCAAGGGTGTCACCGTCACGGCAAGCTCCGCCGAGGCATACAACAAGGTGCAGGAGTTGCTGAAGAGCGTGGACGGCAAGACCGTCACCTTCACTGTACTGCCGAAGATGGAGAAAGGCGTCAGCATTCAGAACAACGCGGGCATGTCGGCCTACATCGCCTCTATCAAGCAGCAGCTCGAAACCGCCGACTACGGCACGTCGCTCTACAACGGTCTGTCGGCACAGCTCGCCGACATGACCACCCTGCAGAACCTCGTAGGCGAATCACTGAAAGCCGGGCTGGGCACGGCCATGTTCGACGTCGCCGACGAACTGGGCATGGACTTTTGGACTCGTGCTATGGAAGGCGGTGTGGAAAACATTGAATGGCAGGGCATTGTAGATAAAATCAACGAGGCCCGCAAAGCCGCAGGACTGGATGCCATCAGCCTGGACTTTGCGTCTGGAAGCGTCAGCGCAAAAGACGGGAAGGAAAAAGACGGTCTGCAGGAATCTAAAACCATGCTGAGCGCAGTCTCGCAACTGACAAATGGCTTACAAAGTATAGGTGTAAAAATACCCAACGAGATACAGTCTGTCATCAGCGTCATGCAAGGAGTGATGCAGGTCATCGAGGCTGTCAACACCATCATCGGCGTGACGCAGACAACAGCACTGACGGCTAACACTATTGCGATGGGGGCACTGACATCAGCACTGTGGGCCAACACGGCGACATCATGGATTCCGTTTGCCAGCGGCGGCATAGTCCCACGCTTTGCGAATGGGGGGCTGATAGGTAAGGCCGCCCTTGGCATGGCCATCCCCGGCAACAGCTTCAGTGGCGACAACCTGCGGATTCCAGTAGCAGGCGGCAGAGGTATGATCGGTGTCAACAGCGGCGAACTCATTCTCAACCAATCGCAGCAGAACGCCCTTGCCCACCAGCTCAGTGAGAACAGTCAGCAGGAGATCGACGTGCAGCCGTTTGTGGACGGCGAGAAGATATTTCTCGGCATGAACAACACCTCGCGGCGCATGGGGCGGGGCGAGATAGTCACCACATCGACCCTGCGACGCCTGGGGCTGATATAGTAATATTAAAAAATAAAAATGTAACAATTATGATACTACAAGGCCGAGACCTCATCATCAAACGTGGCGGCATAGCTCTCTTTGCGTGCAAGAACTGTACCCTCAACGTGCAGCAGGCATCCATTGCCGTGTCATCACCCAATAGCGGACAGTGGGAGGATAGCATCGGCGGACGCAAGTCGTGGTCGCTCAGCAGCGGCCACCTCGTTGGCACCACCACCGCACCCTCATTCATCATCGATGCCTTCTCACAGGCTCACGATGATGGGGGCTCATTAGATTTTAACAGTCAAAGTTTTGTAAAGACGCCCCGGTTTGTCCGCACATGGCCCCAGCGAGGACTCACGATAACATTTATTCAATCCGACGGCACCTATGTCAGTCAAATGTACAACGACACCTATGGTGAGAGCTACGGGGAATCTACCACCAAATGCAACGCAATGGCTTCCCGTCTCAATCTTGTGACAAACAACTATGCCGCAGCACTCACCTCATGGGATGCCTACGGCATGAACGATAACCTGCGCACCGCCTTGCAGAACTTCTTCCACGTTGATCTCTCCATGATCCGTGGTGGTCGTCAACGCGACGCCCTCTGTATCATCGGAGGCAGCACCATACCGCAGGGCGTGGTGGGTTATGCCAACTATTCGCTCTACCAAGGCAGCACCGCACGCGCAAAGATGGCCGTGAACGTGTTGGAATCAACAATTACGCCCATCACAGACACCCCTCTGCGCGACGCAGTGCTCACCGTCGGCCAGACCTACGACATCGAGGTGTCGGTCGAAGGGTTGCCATACGACCGCCTCTCCGGGCGTGCCCGCTGCCAGACGTTCGATGTACAGGGCGCCACCGGCAACCTTATGCAGGGCTCTTTCCGCTGGGTTGGCACAGGTCCGCTCACCTGATAGTAACCCTATGTACATAATCGCGCAGAATTATAAAAGACGATTGATATGAAATTCTTAACATTCGATATGATAAAAGCGCAACTGCGACTTGATGACGAGCAGGCTTGCATGGAGCATGACCTGCTGGAAGAATATGGTGAAGCAGCAGAAGATGCCGTGCTGAACATTTGCAACCGTACACTCGAAGACATCATAGAGCAATACGGCAAGGTGCCTGCACCCCTCCGACACGTTGCCCGCATGCTTGTTGACAACGCATACAAAGAGCGCAGTCCAATATCGCCGCAGAACATGTCGGTAGTGCCCTACGCCTTCGATCTCATGCTGAAGCCCTACATGCGGCTGACAAGCCGATAGTTGTCTGGTATGTTGTGATACCATCGCAACAAAAAACTGAGTAACCCCCTGCCCGCAAAGCAGGGGTTTTGTGTAGGGATATAAACCCTCCCTACCGTAAGTGATATGGATTACAAAAAAGTGTTTTTCAAGACCGACTTCACCATCACCGAGCATAGTGAAGTCGGCTACGCCGTGCCGTTCCGTTTCAGGTACTTCGCGGCATCGCCTTCGCGAGCCTTCGAGGTCTCGTTTGATGGCAACGAGTTTTGCAACTGTCGGCTCAGCGACGATGGCGACCTGGTCATCGGTTTTGACGACCACAAAATGGGCCTGGGCATGCTCATGGTGGAACGAACGTACTACCTGAACAACCCCGACTTCGTCAGCGGCGTCTGCGACGAGCGCATCGCACCGGCTCCCGTGGTCATCGAGGAGGAGGGCGAGGACGGCACCGTCAACAAATTCAACATCGTGCTGTCGCTCGAAGGTGAGACAAGTATCAACGCCTCCAGTACCATCATTCCGGCCTATGCCGTGGGCCCGCAAGGCCCGGAAGGTCCGCAAGGCCCGCAAGGCCCGCAGGGTGTCAGTGGCGGGTTTCTCTTCCCCATCATGAACTTCGACCCTGAGACGGGCGTGCTGACCATCAGCGGACTGGAGCAGGAGATTGACCGTGTGCGCTACGACTACGCCACGGCCGAGCTGGTTATCAGGCTCTGGCATTGAGGCAGGTCGGCATAACAGCAGGTCGTCATAACGGTATAACGAAATAACGTAATAACGAAAATAATAAAGAATCATGGCAAACCAAATTCAGGAAATCCGCTATCAGGTGGGCGAGGCGTGGAAAGGCACGTACAACGTCGCCACCAGTTACGGCAATGCGGCCGTAGTGCAAGACCCGACGGGAATGAGCGTCTATCGCTCACTGAGGCCGGGCAACGTAGGTCATCCGCTCAGTGACACGTCGTGGTGGATGTGCATCATCGACCTGTCGAGCATGAAGCAGGAGATTGACCATCTCCAGGAACTCGACGCCGAGTTGACCGAGAATGAAGCCGAACGCGCCAATGCCGAGCAGCAGCGCGTCAGCAAGGAGCAGGCACGCGTCAATGCTGAGAACGCCCGCATCCAGGCTGAGCAGACCCGCGCATCACAGGAGTCTGCCCGTGTGCAGGCCGAACAGACGCGAGTGAACCAGGAACAGGCGCGCGTCAGTCAGGAAGAGGCACGCCAACAGGCCGAAGGCAGCCGGTTGCAAGCCGAGGAACAACGCGTGAGCAAAGAGACACAGCGTGCGAACGCAGAGCAACAGCGTGCACTGGCCGAACAGAACCGGGCTGCTGCCGAGCAGGATCGCATCGACAGCGAGTTGGAGCGTGTGGGGAACGAGCAGGAACGCATCGACAGCGAGTTGGAGCGCGTAAGGAACGAACAGGGGCGCATCCAGCGTGCCGAGCAAGACCACGAGACAGCCGTGATCGACCACCAGACAGCTGTGACCGACCATCAGACAGCTGTGACCGACCATCAGACGGCGGTGACCGACCACGCCACAGCCGAGAGCGACCACCAGCGGGCTGAGCAGGATATCGTCGAGATAACCACACTGGTGGAGCGCGCCGATGCCGACCACATGCAAGCTGCTGAAGACCATACACGCGCCGAGTCGGATCATACGACGGCCGCGAGTGACCACACGCAGGCCGGTCAGGATCATACCCGTGCCGAGAGCGATCACCAGCGTGCGGAGAGTGACCACACGGCAAGCGAGACGGCTGCTGCCGCAGCCAATCAAGCTGCCACGGCTGCAAACAATGCCGCCGCTGCCGCTGCACAGGGTACGCAGAAGATGGAAGAGGACGTACAGACGCTCATCGAGAATACCGATGCGGTGCTGGGTGCTGATGAAATTCCGCAGTTCGACGAAACGGAAAGGTATGCCATGGGCGACTTCGTGATGAAGGACGGGAAGCTGTATAAGTTCCTTACAGGCCATGCACCTGGTGCGTGGAATCCGCAGGAGGTACAGCAAACCAACCTTGTCAAGGAGGTTGATGACATGGTGAGGTCTGATTACGAGGAAGTCATCATCGACCTGAAGACAGAGACCGGCGACCCACTGCCGAATGTGGAAGTGGTAGTGACGGTAGAGGGCGAGCAGAGCGGCCGTAACCTCACAACCGATGCACAGGGCCGTTGTACGACCAACGTGCAGAAGGGGCTGGAATATACGATAGAGGCAAGTGCGCCACAAGGTTATCTACCTTCAACCCCGATTATTCGTAGAGCATCTCTGCCTACGCGATATATAACTATTACGCTCATAGAAGATACACAATCAGACTATGAGCATCTTGTAGTGACGCTGGTTTACATGAATCAGAATCTCGGTGTTGCTGACCATATAATCGTATCTTATAACGGAGAGAACTATAGCATACCTGTTGTTGATAATGTTGCAGAAGCAGATATACCAATAGGAGTAACATATACAGTCAGCTTCCAAAATGTTGACGGATATAAGACTCCGCACGAAAGAAGTCATTTGGCGCAGTTCGCTGGACGTGACTATACGATGACGGTATATTATGTGGATGCAATAGCAGGTACACGGTGGCTGATGAATAATGGTACGGAAAGAGATCTTAACGACATATCTCCAGCCGATAAAAATGATGTATTCGGTCTTATTGTGAATACAGGAGACTTGGCACAGGCAAACTGTGGATACATTATTCCGGTTGATGTAATGTTCAATGGTTTTGGTGGTAATAATTACCTATCAGCAAATGAAGAAATTCCTACGTTGGGATTTTTTGGCACTCATGCCGCAGCATTGACCGACTTGGATGGTGAACAGAACTGTGAGAAAATACGTGATTACATTACTGAAAAAGCAACTCAGGGAATTGCTCGAACTTCCGGTATTGCGCAGACTGTATATAACAAGTGTGGTGGTGTGGGTGTTAAGGTGTTTGTCAATAATACTCCGTACGTCACAGGTGATATAGTGTCGTATCAGAATAAGTTATATGAGTTTATTGTTGACCACCCCACTGGAGGATGGAACGCAAACCAGGTAACAGAGTACGGTATAGGCTATATTATGCCTGACAATTCTATACAAAGATGTTTCCAGCCTGCGTATGGACAGATTTACGCCTACAGATTAATTATTGATAGCGTTCGCGCTATTACAACCGAAGTATTTGGTTCGACAGTATCAAACATCGCAAGCGGTAGTTGGTGGTCTTCCACGCAGTACCTTGCCAACAACGGCGTGACACTGATCAATGGTGCTTTCAACGGCAACTACGGCAAGAACTTCAACTTCAGTTTGCTGCCAGTCCTCGCTTATTAAGTTCTTAGTTTTTAATTCTGGCAGGTCGTCGCAAAGCGCGACCTGCCCATAAAAAAGGTAAGGTAATAAAATGATAGAAAATGAAGATAAGAATCAGACCTCCTTGCCATCGGCTCACGACGACTTGCCGATAGGACGGGACACGGAGTTCATCCTGAAAGAGTGGATAAGAATTCAGAAGGACATTCCGAAGATTTCTCGTTACACGGTAGTACCTATACTGCTGAAAGAGCTTGCTGCAATGGTGTCGGATGTGTATTTCGCGAACGCTTTGAAGACAGAACGCAAGCAACATCTGACCAACTACATTGCACGGCTGCAATCGGTCAAGTCATTGACGCGAGTTCTCCACGAGTCACAGGCCATGAGCCACAAGCGTGCCGCGTATCTCTCCCGGCTCTACGAAGGGGTATCAAAGCAGGCTGTGAAGTGGAAGAACTATTCTCGCTAACTTGCGTATGCCAGTCAGAATCATGCGGCTAAGGTTACATGAGCGTACACTTGCGTAAGTCTATAAGGGATGCACGCTCGACCTCACCTTCTGAAAGTGAATAGAGCTAAGAGTAAGATAGTTGCATCGGGAGCGGTAATTGGTGGTCTTCCACGCAGTACAATGCCAACAACGGCGTGACACTGAACAATGGTGCTTTCAACGGCAACAACAACAAGAACAACAACTACAATTTGCTGCCAGTCCTCGAATATAGATACGAAAGGAGAAAAATGACATACGATATACTGATAGAACAATTATACGATGCTTACTACTCGTGTCGGCGGAACAAAGGCCGTAAGCCTTCTGCCGTTCAGTTCGGGTGGAACTACGAGCGCGAACTGGAAGAGCTCGCCCGCTGCCTGCTCGACGGCACTTACACACCTACCACATCCATCGTCTTCGGAGTGACGCGACCGAAAGACCGCGAAGTGTTTGCTGCCAACTTCCGTGACCGTGTGGTACATCATCTGCTGATAGAAAAGTTCATGCCCATCCTTGATGGCGAAATGATCGACGATTCCTACAACTGTCGCAAAGGCAAGGGCGTGCTCTACGGAGTGGAGCGCCTTGCTGAGGAGATACGCCGCGTCAGCCACGACTATACCCGTCCGACCTACGTGTTGAGTGGAGACGTGGAGGGATTCTTTATGTCCATCGACAAGGCACGGCTGTGGCAGATGGTGGAGCGCGCCATCCGCGACAACTGCAAAGACGACGACCTGGAATGGTGGCTACGATTGTTCAAGATTGTGATGATGCACCGACCTGAACAGGACTGCATCATCCATGGCGACAAGGCGGTGCTTGACCGTCTGCCGAAAAACAAGTCGCTGCTGAAAGGCGACGGAAGAAACGGACTACCCATCGGCAACCTGCCCAGCCAGATTTGCGGCAACTTCTATCGCACACCCTTCGACCGCATGATGAAAGATGCGCTGGGTGACGAAGGGTTCTACTGTGTCTTTGTCGACGACTTCCGTGCGGTCAGTACCGACAAGCGGCTACTGGAACGGCTGGCAGTCAAGGCGAGGTCTTACCTGTGGCAGTATCTCGGACTGCGGATGCACAGGCGCAAATTCAGTATTATAGACGCAAAGAAGGGCGTGCCGTTTATCGGTGCTATCATTATGCCTTGGGGAATATACGCCAGTAACCGAACCGTCAACAGTGCCTTTGAGGTGGCGCAGATAGAGCACGTCGGCGATATGGAGCGACACGTGCAGAGACTGAACAGCTACATGGGATTCCTCGGTCATCGGCTGACCTACGCCATCAGGAGGAACATGTACGACACAATACCAATGGACATCAAGAAGAGAATGATATGCGTAGGAATGAGGAAGTTCGTATTGCTACGTCAGCAGGCATGTTCGTCCAGCGAGAGAAGGACGGCGTGTTGACGGCAGAATGGAAAAATTATAAACCCAATAAAAAGTAAAACAGTATGGAAATAATCATGATTGAAACCCCGAAGGCTGGGTTCAAGCCTATCGTACAGTACAAGCAGCAGTCGGTCTATTTCTTCCGCTTCGATTGCGAAGAGACGGCAGACGTGACCATCCGCTGCAACGAGACAACCATCACGATGAAGGGTGCCACCTACGAGAAGATGGTGGCGGCTTGCATCGAGGTGAAGTACAGCATCGACGCACAGCTGGCGTTGCTCTACAACTATCAGCTGTCGCCCGCAGACTATCAGCAGCAGATGGAAGACTACCAGGCGTGGCGCACCTACTGCAAGGAGTGTTGCAGGGAGTTTTTCGGTGTAACGGACTCGAAGTAAACCCCACACAGAAAAACGCCCGATAGTCAGAAGCAGCTGTCGGGCGTTTTGCGTTTCCGGTAGCAAGAAAGAAAAAGAAATATGGCATACACCAGTGGACTATTAAAAGACCGCGTGACCATCCTGAACCGCAAGGAGGCACAGCAGGGTAAGTTCGGACTCGACTCAGCAGGCATCGAGTTCGAGCCTGCCGCTACGGTGTGGGCAAGTGTGGACTGGCAGAAGGGCAAGAGTGGGATGACGGCCGGGGCACTGGATGCCTACGGCGTGAAGATTGTGCGCATGAGGTGGAACAGCATCATCAATGAGCGCAGCCGCATTCAGTGGCATGGCAAGACGTACCAGATACTATCCGAGACGTTCAACCCAGACCACCAGGGCAACACCATCCAGTTCCTCTGCCAGCAGATTGTCAACGACAAGTAAACCCGTGACAGCATTTTGCCCGAAAAGAAAAACGAGATAACTATGGATAGAATTTTTGCAAACCTATTCCGCGTGAGGAAACGCGAGGCGGAGACCCCCGGCGTACCCAGCAGCACCATGCCTGCCGACAATGGCAAGCAGTCGGTGCAAGGTGGCGACTACCAGGAGCGCATTGCCTACGTCCGAGGCCCTGAGCAGGCGTTGGTCGTGGCATCGGTCTATCGTGCCGTCAACCTCCGAGCCGACACGATGAGTGTCATGCCCGTGCAGTACCGCAAGAAAGACTTTGTGGGCGGCAACTTTGTGCAAGACATGCGGGGACTGGGTAAGCGCATCAATTACCTGTTGCAGGAAGAGCCGAACCCCATCATGACCGCTGCCGACTTGTGGCGACTGGTGGAGATCAACCGCCTCTTCTATGGCAACAGCTTTGTGTACATTGAGCGCGACGAGTTCGGATTCCCGTTGCATCTGTGGCTGGTGAAGACGGGCGGCTACAACATTAACACGGGCCGCTACGCCAGCATTGTATATCTGACCGACCACGGCTACGTGACGCTGACCGACGTGCCACGCGAGGACGTGCTGCACTTCGCCAACACCTTCCGCTATCAGAACGGCTTGTGGGGCATCCCGACGCTCCAGTATGCCATCGAGACACTTTCGCTCAACCGCACCCTGCGCTCGCAGGCATTGGAGACAGCGGCAAAGGGCGGACGTGTAAAACTGATTATCGGTGAGCAACCGCCCGCCAGCGGTTACAGTCCCATCAGTCAGGGCTTGTTCGACCCCAAGCAGATGAACGACTACGCCCAGGAGCTTCAGAAGAAGATGTATAACGGTCACGACATCCTCGCTATCCGGGGGCTTGACCGGGTGCAGAACATATCAATGACCTCTGCTGAGATGCAGATGTTCGAGCAAATGGGTGCCACAAACGATGACGTAAGTAGGTATTTTGGTGTGCCGAGGCCGCTGCTGATGCTCGACACCAACTCGCACTACAACGACTACCAGAACGCGACGATGGAGTTCCACACGCGTACCATCCTGCCGCAGAAGACCTGCAACGAGAAGGAGATTGCCCGCAAACTCATCGGCATGAAGGACTACGGCACGCGCGACATCCACATCTGCGAAGACCCGCTGATGGTGATGGACCCGGAACGCCGTGCAAAGGTGGCACAGCTGAAGATGCAGGCAGGACTCTGCACCGTGAACGAGGCACGCCGCGACTTCGACATGCCAGCCGTGGAGGATGGCGACGTGCCAATGGCGAGTGCCAACCTCATGACGCTGAAGGCACTCATCGCCAAGAGCGACGCGAGCACCCAGCTGAAGCCGGGCACATATACCGTAGGCGAGGAACCGCCAGCAGACGAAAAATAAACTGTTACCTAACAACTCGGCAACTGTTACCTAACAGTTTGTAAGTTGTTACCTAATGATTAAAAATTGACAGCGTATGACACCGAACCCGACAAAAGAGGAAATCGACGCTCTGGAGCGCGAAGTCCAACAAGCGAGAAAGGAGCGTGAACGCCGCGTGCGGCACGCAGTAAACCCCAGGTACTAATTCAAACGAATAGCGTATGAAGCAGACAATAGCCATCATCCACTTCAACACGCCCGAACTGACCGAGGCTTGCATCCTGTCAATCAGGAAGCACGGCTGCTACTGGCCCGTGGTGGTGTTCGACAATTCGGCAGACATCACCGCCCCGGCAGGCACCAACGGCAACAACCCCAAGGAGGACACCATCATCAAGGCGCGACCCTTCAGACTGAAGATGAAGGGCGTGAAGGTCATCGACAACACGAAGGGGCAGGTCATCGACTTCGAGCAGTTCCTGTCGCTCTATCCCGACCGCAACCCGCAGCTGA